CGGCTCTAAAGGGCATTCACACAAATAACACTCTTTTGTCCACTTAAGATTCATTTAAAAATAAAAGGTTTTATCTTTTATATTACTCACCTAAAGTGAAGCTATACGTTCTTTTAAGTTTTATAAAGAACCACATCCTTTACTAACCTAAGTTATTTTATTTTTAGTATAAATTAAGATGTCGCAATACTTTCTACCGACCGTGATTCAAACGAATTTTAGTGATACTAAAAATGTACTCACTAAAAAACATCAGTCAAATATTCAGACTTATGACGACTGTTTACGTGTATCTAAAACTTTAAAAACAAGTAAAAAAACACCAGAGGAAATGGCAATAATACTCGATAAAATGAGAAAAAAGAAACTCGAATGTCAAAAAACAAAACCTATACAGGTCTTAGATTCTGCTCCTAAACAGGACGCTTCTGATTTCCGTAATATATGTAAAGCTTTTACATTATCAGGAAAAAAATGTACATTCAAAGCTGTGTGTGGGGACTACTGTAAAAAACATAGAATAGATGATCAAATATTAGGAACGAGACCAAAAATAAATGTTTCCTTATTATAAAAAATGTTAGATCAAGAAACACTCAGACCTGTCATAATAGCCATGGCACTTTATCTTGCAATTTCAAAAATCGTACCAGAACTTCTTAAGAAACCCACCAATATTAAATTTATTGATGATGTCGTCGCCATGCTCATTGCCCAGAGAGGCTCACTCATGTCCGGAGCCATCTTGACTGGCCTTATCACTTTCCTTACCAATTACATTAGCGACGAATTCCTGTAATACATTTTCTTTACACGTTAACATATGAGTCCTCGGATGTTCCATATACCTTATTTTATTGGTATATGCATCTTCCATAAACTCACGTAATTGTTTTTCATTTGGTTTTCCCCATTCCATACCATGTTGATATAAAAAATCATCTTTTACGAGTTTTTGACGTTCACAGTCTATCGTATACGGCGTTTTTATATATTCAGGTGCACCCCCATAATCCGTTATAATGACTGGTTTATTTCGCAAAGCCGCTTCTACTGCACCCATACCTATACCTTCCGAACTCGAAAAACTTACATAACAATCACCCAGGGCATGTATTTTTTCCATTTCTTCATCGGGAATAAGACCATTTATAACTTCAACGTTTGGTATTTTTATTTGAATTGGTTGTTTACATGTCGCCTTAATCAAAAGGCGTGTATCAGGTTTATTCATACGAACAAATGTTTCAATAATTTTATTAAAATTTTTCCTCGGATCCGTTACATTTCCAATGTGATAAAATGTGTATGGTCTATGATCAGGAACGTGTGCATGTATAATGTAAAAGTTTGTTTCTGGAAACTGTTTTTTAAATACTTTTCTACAAAATTCACTTGGTACAGCGATTCTATCAAAAAGTTTAAATAGTTTACCGTAATCTTCGTGTACGGTTTCGGTTTCACATATAGTCATACACGTTACGTGTTTGATTTTACGTTTAATTTCGGGTATTTTATCTAACCAGTATGGTACAGGTAAAGCATAAATGAATGCACGTTCACAAACAGGTATATCATTTTGAAGTTCAATGTACTGACTCCCAGGAAAAAGACCCATATATTTTTTACATTGCTGACCTATCCCACTCAAAAGAGATGGACCGATGAATAACATTTAGTATAAAGATAATATTTCTTTTATATATATTACGCGATGGACTCTGTTAGAGAACAAATTGAAGAAGCACTTCAAAGATCAAAAATTCACAAAGAAACTGTCTATGGTATCCTTAGACAAATAGCTGATGCAATCGAACCACCAGCTCCAACCCCCGCTCCAGTACCACCAGCTCCAGCTCCAGTAAAGGCTCCAGCTCCAGCTCCAGCTCCAGCACCACCAGCTCCAGCACCACCAGCTCCAGCACCAGAAACACCAAAGAAAAAAGTTGTCAAACGTGTTGTTAAAAAGAAGGTTGCGGAATAGACGGTGTACTTTTATTTTTGATGAAAATAACACCACCAGTGATTAATGCTATAAATAATATTAAATAGCGTAGCGGGTATTTTTTCTTTTTTTCTTTCTCCATTTTTTCAATATCCTCCTTATCTGGAAGTTTTTTAACGTTTACGTTAAGATCATCTATCTTCCCGATAAGTTTATGTAAAGCTTCTAGAATTTGAACCTCTCTATTTATAGGTTTTTCCTTAACGTCTATAGTTGTAACTTCGAGAACCATATACCATTCTGCATCCGGTTGTAAAGTAACGTAATCTGTATCTTCCTGATATTCATATAACTTAAAATGAAGTTTTTGCATAGATATCGGATTAAATAAGTTTGTTTGTCTGGGGTATGCTTTCCACTGCTTATCTCTAACTATAGTATGTGCACCATGATTATAATGTCTTTCGAGTGGTACGCGTGCTAAAATTTGTCCATTACGTTCATCGAGTATTTGAGCACGTTTAGGTATATCTTCACACGTTATATCAACGTACTTTGCTACACTACTTACGTAAGTATCAGAGTTAGTGTTTGCCTGTCCAATTTGTGTGACGTAAAAATCAACTGGTTTTAGGCCACACACTTGTGTGATATCTTCTAAATGTAAATTCGATTCAAGTGAAAGATCTATACTAAATGTATTATTCGAACCATTTACAAATTTTGAATCTATAATTATATACTGAACCTTTTTAGGTAAGTCCTGGAGTGAAATCATCTTGTATTTAGTATATAAAAAAATAAACATAAATAATAACAGTAATGTTTTCGTTTTATTCGAGTATGTGTAATTTATTATCACCTAGACAAAAACCCGAAATAAATACACGGAAACCCCCATCTATAAAAATGTGTGAAAATGACTATATCATATCTAAAAATGAAGCGAATGAAACAATCATTTTAGAAGTTCCTAAGAAACCTAAGTTTATATACTTTTAATGAAATATACAAAAAAATGAAATGGACGATTACATTGCCTTACACACGTACGACTATAAACTCTCGTTTTGTCAAGCGACAAACGAACTCCCGGGTGACATGCAAAGACTTGTATGGGAAAAACTTAATGCGTACGAATCACGTGATCTCGTGTGTCCGGGAGCCCCTCGACGAGACCTCCGAAATTCGAGATTCTCGAGAGAAAGACTTCAAACTTTGGTTAACCGGTGGAGAGAACAGTGGGGTGAACCTACTTCGTGAACGCATGAATACAATGGCGCGTGAACAACTTTATTTTAATGATTATGAACGTAGTGAATATGATTCATATTCACTCATACTTTATAAACTTCTACTTGAGGATCTTAAATATCAAAGACGTGAACTACAATATTCTACAATCTTCGGTGATAAATGGAGAAAATCGTCTACAAATAAAATAGATTTAACTACTATTCAAATTAGTATACACGAAGTTGAACAAAGGTGTAATAATTTTAAAATAAAAGAACGAAAGTTTAAGAAAAAGTATTTTCAAGATGAAAACTATATTATTAAAGGTATAGATATAGAATAAATAAATTGTAATATGTTGAATATAATAAATCCGTACACTAAAACCATTAGAATATCGTGTCCTACTAAACGTAAAGAAGGTATAGCGGAATATGAAAAAATAAAATCTAAAATTAAAAAGACAACTTTACAATACGGTGTTGCCGTTTCGACCTATCATTTTATTTTTCATACACCCGTTGACGGTGTTTCTGCAAGTTTAGGAACAGTCGCATCTTATATGTATGTTGATTCACTCTCTTCTTACGTCGACAACATAGAAAAATTACCCGGTTTGAATAAAAGATTACTCTTACCGACATGTCTTGCATTAGCCGAATCTGTATGGAATTCTAATGATTTACCATTCGATTTTAATATGGGGGCAACTTTATTTGGATTTTTAGCGTATAAAATGGCATTTTATCAAATCGTGGCCGAAGAAATATTGATGTACAGCGAAGACCTAAGTGATATAGATCAATTATAATAAGTATACTATAAAAAAATGTCTTCTCTCATTTACGAACTTACGAAACAATCTACCACTATTGAAAGACTTCCAAAACTCGACGGTGTTTTTTCGAGTTTCAGAACCGATAAATTTGCGTCAAGTGCACCTTCTCAAGTTTATGGAGTCCAACCACAACACGGTTTTCCTAAAGAGTGTAATCCTAATGGACTTAATAATATTGCATATTTCGGTGTATCTACATTTAATGATAAACTTCATATAATTGATTTCTTGTATGAAGAAAGGTATAAAGATGGTTTTAGAGTGGGTATACTTGAACCAGCATTACAAATGTTGAAAGACAAATTGGGAACCATGGTTATTCCGCGGTATATTCCAGAAGAATGGATTGATTTTTGGATGAATTACTTTAAGAATGAATTTAATGATCAAAAAACTCTTTTACAATTTGTTGAAAAATATAATCTTCATGGGAGTGTTGATTGGACGGAACTTTACAATACGTTCTCTGAAGATATGGACTTAAAACTTAGCAACTAATGTGTAATATAATACGATGAGTCTTACTTACGAACTTCTTAAAAACTGTACAACTATTGTCGAACTTTTCGACGTTAACGAACTCTTTTCCGAATTAACCGGTGAAAAATGTAAAGTATATGGTTTACGTGCCGATTTTGGGTACCCCACACACCTTGTTCCTAAAAGTACGTATAAGTATATTGCGTATATTGGTATTTCTAATAGAAAATTAGAAACATCTTATGGTCAAGCCCAATTTATTGAATTTTATTACGAACCTAACGATATTGGTATTTTGGAACACTTTTTTGATATGTACCTCGAAAGTGAAAAAGAAATTCTTAAACAGTGCGGGTGTAAAGGTGACGAAGAATTTACCGTCGAACTTTTCCCGAGTAAAATCACAAAAAAGAACCTCTTGTTTTGGAAATGGTATTTAGATGAACAATACGGTGTTAACGATAGAATTTCTTTACGCGATTTCCTTGATGATTATGAAATTAATTACCAAATCGATTGTGAACGATTATACGATCATTTACCTGAAAACATCGACGATTTGGATAATGAGAGTGAATACAATTCGGAATCTGAATCTGAACTCGAAGAAGGTGAAATAAGAACCTAAGTTTAAATGGATATACCATTACACATTCAAAAATGCGTCCAAACTGTCTATACGAAAACTGTCTCTGTCGCCAAGGAAAAAACGGGTTTTGTGTAAAACACCGTGAAATTGGTGAAGCCGTAGAAGCCCTTTTACTTTTAAGAAAAATAACAAACCTAAGTTGTAATGAAACAAAATAAAAAATTAATATATTAAAAATGGACGCTCTTACATCGTTAATGCAAACGCTCGACCTCAATTCTAAGATAATTTCTGAAGGCGATTATCTTAAAATGTGTGATTCGATCAAAAAGATTCACGACTATATCAAATACGAAACAGATTCTGAAAGTGAAGAAGAAGAAGAATTTAGAATTCGGCGTGTTGATATACCCATACCCTTTTCCCCGATGCCTCGTCTCCCACCATTTGGTGATAATCTTGACGATCTTACGATATACGATACGGTAACACCACCATATAGAGACGAAGGGGATTTTATACACGTGGATTTACCGGCGATACGAA